TTATTTAATTCTGTAAATGCCAGTTTTAACAAATGGCTTTTTATTTGTCACGCAGTTGTCACGCATTGCCTTTTTGGACAAAATTTGTCTACTGCAATATTTCTGTATTTTAAGCATAAAAACTTCTATAGCTTCAATAGCTTGGCTTAAATATTTTGGGTCATAGATTGCATAATCATCAGTTGTGGTGCCTGTGCTATGTCCGAGCAATCCTGATACTTCCCATCTATCCACACGTTGCCTTCTTAACTCAGTGGCCACTACATGCCTGATAGACTTTCCAATAAATAATTCTGGAAGCTCTGCGCGTTCTCTGGTTGCTACAAATGCCTTTTTATTTGATTTAACTCTTTGGTCCTTGTAATTAATCAAATACTCGCAATCATTCCATTGTTTTAACCAAAATTTCAAAGTAGGGGACATAGGAACTATTGGCCTGTATTTTTTTGTTTGTTCGCGGCCTTGAGGATTTAGATCTATTAAATTATCTTCAAAGTTGATTTGATCAAGTGTTAAATCAAATACAGCATCACCACGACACGCAGTACACAATCTTATGATAATGTATCGAAACATTCTTTCAGTATCACATGCATCAATAAACTTTGCAATTTGCTTTGCAGTTGGTCTGAATTTAAATGGCTTGCCTTTGGGTAATGATTTTATAAAAGGAGCTGCTGCAATTTCACCGTATTTGTAAGCGCGATTTAATGCTGATCGGCCATCACATAAAATACGATTAATAGTTCCGTTTGCTTTTCCTTGTTTCTGTAGGTGTAGAATAAATTTATCAATTGATTTGTGATCAACTTTTGATAGTGTTGCATTGACAAAATAATCTGACCAATATTTTAGAGAGTATCTAATCACATCAGGGCGCTTAGTTTCAATCAATGCGTATTTCTGATAATACCGGATTAATAATTCATCCAGCATTATTTCACCTGTTGTATCTTCTATGATGCCATGATCAATGAAATGTTTGTTAATAATTAACTTTGCGGTTTGAAGATTTCCTGTGCCAGTAGATGCATAGTCGTTTCTTCTTTTTTCTTGGTTGTACCAGGTAATGTACCAGTTTTCTCTATTTTTTCTTTGGGAGAGCCAAAACTCTCCGACTGTGTATTTTTCCGACATTGCTTTATCCCCTTAAAATAATCTGTTATGTCACCTTCAGTAAATGAAATATAATGGCCGTCCTTGCGATAATTAATCTTTCGTGCCTGTCTCGTCCGTTTAAGCTTAGATAAAGCCTTATCTGATGGCAGAGCAGGGAAGATTAACTGACTTGCTTGCTGTTCTGTGTAAATTTTCATCATTCGCTTTGGTTGTCCTCATGTATATTGCCTACCACTTCATAAGGCTCTAAATCGGATATATCAATCGTTTTATTTTCAACGACCACATAAAATATTAAGTCGTATTTGACTTCAAATGATTTATCGTTATCTTCCAAATAAATCAGATCACCAGCAAAAACCCAGTTGCCAACATTGTCTTGCTGGCTAGACCTCATCTCAGTTACAAAGTGACGACCTGAAGTAGCTACGTGTTTAAAAAAATAATCAATTGGTTGGCCTTCATTGCGTGCATAGCAAATAAAGTTTTTTAAATCCCACATTCTGTATAGTTCTTTCATGATTTTTGCTCTTTTATTTCTGGCGGGTTTGGTAGAAAATAATTAGCTGCTTTTTTATAAATGTCTTTGATTGTTGTCCATGAGACTGGAACTTTATATGTATAGAATGTATCGCCTTTACATACTTCACAATCTTGTTCTTCCTCAATATCTGGCTCATATCCAGTAACATCACAGTGATTACATGACAATTCCATTTCTTCATAAAATTCTCCACTCAACAAATGCTTTGCACCATTCTCTGCAGTTAGCTCTGTTGGCATTTGGTTTTTCTTCAACTGCTCAATCTCTTGATTCTTGATTTTAATGATTTGATCTTTAATCATGAGCTTTGTTTTAAACTGCTCAATCTCGGCTTGTAGTTGTTCTAGTGCTTTTACCCCATTGTTAATGGCATCTTTTGACCATTGAGAAACAAGCATTTCGGCTTCAAAAATACATTTTAAATCTAATTTAACTTCTTCAATATCAATACTCATAACTCACCTAATTCATTAACAAGTTGCTTAATTGTTTTGCCTTCATCCCAGCGGTCATAATTTATATCGATTTGAGCTATGTATTCTTCTATTACACATTCAGAAAAAATATCAGAGGTAACGCCTTCATCTGCATATTGCATCATATCCAAATCACACAATAATCCCATACATTTAAGATGTGATTTAAATGTATAAACGTAATCATCAATCTTATTAGACTGGTTTTCGTAAATTTCGCCTTTTTCAATATCACATAAACATAAACCACATTGATGTATTTTATTTGCTTTTCTTTTTATAGTTCTTAAATTTTCCATTGTTTTATCCTACTTCTTCCAATTCTGAAAACATATACAGTAACGCCGTTTGCTTTATTTGGTATCTGAAATATTTATCGTTGCCTATCCAGTTTTCTCCCATTCTAAAAAGTTCGTTATTGCATTGTCTTTTGACTATAAGATCCTTATCTACAAGCGAACTAATAACTTCATTGATTTTGTTACGGCCCTTTAATCCAACCTGGTTAAATTGGGCGTTCTTAATAACAGCGTTTTTATTGCCACAGTCTACAGTCAATCGCTTGATTGTTGCCAGTGCTATTTTTTCTGATTTTAATAATTTCATAATTTAGTACTCGCTTTCGCCGTAGTTTGAAATACTCTCAACGTGCGCTTCACATTCTTCAATCCTATTTTTAAGTTGTTTGTTTTTTGCTTCGAGGTTGTCAATAATATCTAACAATTCTTGTATGCCATCGTTCTTAGCCACAATAATAGTTTCAATACGATTTAAATTATCTAATATTTCAGTAATTGTAATTTGTTTTCCATTCTCCAATATTGCTGCGCCATCTTGACAAACGCCTTCAGTATATTTTCTTCCACTCATAATCATTTTTCCTACAAACGTATAGCGTTTTTCCTATATTAATAAATTTGTCCATCTCTATAATGAACTTGTTGTCATTACCGACTATCGCAGTCCTTGGCTTTGGCAACTCATGATGTTAAGCCCTGTTGATTGCTGTTAATTGGGCTTTTTTTATGTCTTGAGATTTTCTTAAAAGCAGTTGATTGAAGTTTAGCAATAGCTCTAATAGTTGGCTTTAGTTCATCGGGTGCTTGTTTGTGCCCAGCTTTGTTTAAAAGGACGTGTTCTGATCGTGTAATCATTTCCAAGTTATCAAGTTCTACATTTAAACTATTTCCATCTTTGAAAATAAGTATGCATCCTTTTGGTATTTTGCCATTGGCTTGCTCCCAAATATGCCTGTGCTTTAATACAAATCGATTTGGGTAGCCCGTGTGTGGGTTAGTTTCATTAATTAAAACCTGCACGTAACCATCAACTGTTGTTCTTTCATAACCAATTGGTTTTGCGTTATGAGGAACGCTTCCTTTTTTGAAACTTGTTTTGTTCCACTTCATTAAACCCTTTGTACCTTTATTAAATGGCAATCTCCCTTTTTCAAATTGCCCAGTACGTCCGGTTCTCAATCCCATTCTCTTACATTTGGCGTTTATATTGGTATAGGATAAATTTCTTATAAATTTGGCATTGAATAACTTTGTGAGTTCTCGCCTTGGAGTTTTTTCATTTGCCTGCAAGAACTCTTGTTCAATAGTAGAATATTTGATTCTTTGACCTATCATGATTGATCTTCAACTTTAAATACTTGTGGTTGTTTATCTGGCTTTTCGTTGTAAACTTTTTGTGCTTCAAGTTGCAGCTTTGCACTGTTTATAATTTGAGTTGCAACTCCTGTCATTGCCTTGCTTTTATCAATTTCTTGTTTGACTTGTTTTTCTGTCAAATTTTCATTGGATAAATTTTTTATTTGTTTAAAAAGGTGATTGTTCAAAACGTCTAATGTGCTCATTTTATATCTCTGAAAGTTGCTGAATCAATTTTGCCGCTTGATTGTCCAGGTGTAAAAATTTTAAAGGTGGGACATGCTCAAACGGCGGCCATTTTTCTTTTTTTGGTTCTTTAGTTATTACTTGTGTACATTGCACTGGGGATGTTGGGCTACTATGTTTTGGACAGTTTATGTCCATATTTAAAAACGGCTTCCAATCTTGGTCCAAGTGTTCTGATTTTTTACATGTACAACTCATAATATTCTCTTTGTTATATGGTGCAAGGGTCAGGTTTAAGCCTGACAATGTGTTTACAGCTTACGACGCCTTTTAATACATTTGTTTATCCTGTCTCACTAAGTATGTACAACTTATTAACTTTGCTCATTTGGTGGAGCGGTTGCAAAATGCAAAATTTTCCACCCCGTATTTAAATCTGAAGACAAGCACCAGTAACATAAATTCCGCAATTAATAATAAAAGGGTGCTTGTCTTCAAAACTATCTCTCAATTGGTTCGTTGTGGCCTAGTCTTGCCCAATCGAGTTCTGATTGCTCCTGATCGCGCAACTGTTGTTTTTCTGCTGCACGGTCTTTGTCATAATCTTGTTTTGTTTTTATTTGGCCCTCTTTGTATCGGTGAGGAAAGCCGCTGTCTTTGTTTAACATTTGGTTAATCTCCTGTGGATCCTTCCTAGTATTTCTATTTGTTTGAGAGATAATTTATTGTTTTTACTGTTTGCTGTTTTGGTAACTGAATTAATAAAATCACGTTCCCAAGTGGTGAGCTTATCTGCTACTTGTTCTATTTCTTGGATACACTTTAATTGGGTATTTAGCTGCATTTTTTAGCCTTTATTTTTGTTATTGGTGTCATTAGGTCGCTAATACGAATATTGGCGTATTTGATGGCTTTACCTTTGATGGTTGCTGTTTGGGTTTCTGGGTTTAAAACAATCACACTATCGCCCCATAAGCCATGATTACGCACATAGTAAAAGCTAGGCCAAATATAAAATCTATTGCAGCTTGTTTAAGCTGGGCAATGAATGGAAAGTCTGTTTTGTAGTTTGCTTGTTTCATGCTGCTTTCTCGCTTGTTTGGTTTATGAGGTTTATTAGTTCATCTGTTTTTAATTTGAAGTGTTTAATTGCTAGTTCAAAGCAATTGCGTAGTTGTTCTTCAAGGTAATCTACGGCGTTTAATAGTTTGGGTTGGTCTTGTGAATCAAGCTCTACAGATAGCTGGTATTGTTCAATTTTCTTGTTCAATTTATTTTCTAGATTTAAGTAGCTTTCTATTTCTGTTTTTAGTGCTTGGTTCATTTTTTGTTCCTGGTTGTTTATTTGATAAAAAAATCCCGCGGGGAGTAAATCAATCAATGTCGTTGTTTATGTTTATTTTCAAACATGGTGATATTAAAACATATCAAAAAGATAACGTCAATAGCAAATATCAAAATGATATGAAATAGATGTTATTCAACTTTAAGTTGTCTAAAATATGACAAGTGATATGTGGTTTGTTAATATTTGAGAACTACTAAAATAAAAGGGAGAAATTCACATGAAGAAAGTATTGACTGTAATAATAATATTGAGTTTTTTTGGTTGTGCAAAAAAAGCACAAAATCTAAAAGCTACATATGTTCCGCCATCTTATTATTCTAAACATACTTGCAATGAGCTAGAAGATGAAATGTTCAATGTAAATAGGCAGATGCATATAGTCGCTGCTAGTGTTGATCAACATTCAAAAAGAGACAAAATAAAAACAGGTGTTGGCGCTGTGCTTTTTTGGCCTACCTTATTTTTTATTAAGGGTAAAACTTCTGAATCTGCTGAATATTCTAGATTGCTTGGAGAGAAAGATGCGATTGAATATAACCAGGTTAAAAAAGAATGTAGTGTGAGAAGTGCCACATAATATCAAAATTAAACAAACAAAAATAATACTCTAATCCAGTACATTTATTATAGTAATTGCTTGTAGGAGGTTATTATAAGGTGCGATAATTAGTAAAAGCGGTTAGAATTTGCGCAATTGTAGTACATTATGTTAATATATAGTTAATTTAATAATTTAAAGCTTCAGGGATGATTTCTTGGGGTTTTTTTGTAAAAAAAATATGAGTAATCTTAACCCTGAAAAAATAGCACAAGACGTACTTAGCTTGTACAAAGTAAAGGGTTTTCCTGTGTTCCCAGAACAAATAGCAAGAAAGATGGGGTTGGGAGTTCACAATCATGGTTTCCCTCCTGATATATCTGGAGCCTTGCAAAAAGAGAAGGGTAAGGACGCTATCATATTTATTAATTCAAATGATAGTGATCAACGCAAAAGGTTTTCTATCGCTCATGAGCTTGGGCATTACATGTCAAGAGTGCTAACAGATGGCAATGACCAAGAATATGAGTTTATTGACTTTAGAAATAATGTTTCAAAAAGTGGGTTAGATAGAGAGGAGGTATTTGCCAATAAATTTGCTGCTGAATTGTTGATGCCAGAAAAAGAAGTGAAAAGGCTGCATAAAAAAGGCCATAATTCAATTTCAATGGCTGACTACTTTAGTGTTTCACCAGATGCAATGTCTTACAGGCTTGACAATTTAAAACTAAAAAGAATTAGCTATGCTAGTTTGTTTGGTTAATTTATGTCAAAAACAATAGAAATAAAATTATCTGATTTATTGAAAAATAACGAGACAGAGAACAATACAGAAACAGATTACATTGGTAAGATTGCCAAACAAAAAGCTGTTCAGGACCACAATCAAACTCAAGGACTGAGCTTTCATCTTTATACTGGTGCAAGGATTTTGATATGGATATTAATAGTATTAACAGCGGTATTTATTTTAGTGCTTGCATGGCATATGATTGCAACTGAAGATTGGCAATGGATGAGTAAAGAACAAATCGATAGGGTTAGAGATATAATGATGGCGGCGCTTGCATCTGGTTTTGTGACTGCATATTCTAAGAAAATATTAAAATAAAAAAAGCCCCAAATAGGGGCTTTATTTTTACTTACCACCAGTGCCTTCACCGTCGCCTTTTAAAAAAACAAAGTAACATACTTTTTCTTGTGCTTTTTTAGTTGGGTTATTGGTTTTTACACAGAACAATTGTGCTTCAGGTTTTTTAGGAACTTCGGTGCTTGTTGATTTACCACCTGTTCCTTCGCCATCTCCTGCAAAACTGTTTAATGAAATTATTAACAACGACATTAATATAATTTTCATGATTGATTACCTCATAGTTCATAATTTATAATTCTCAAAAATTGAGACCATATATTCAGGAAAATTATTAATCCCATCTTCTTCGTGGCTTTCAATAATTTCTTGAATTTCTTTCATTGCAACAGTTTTGAGGTGTTTAAAAATTGCAAGGTGTACATTATTAACATTTTCAGGCTTTATGGAATTTGTTTTGAATGAAAACTGATACATTTTATCTTTATTGTGCATATTATGTATAACAGTCTCAGTAAGTTTTAGAATATTTTTACACAATATTCTAATTGATTCACTGTCATTTTCTTTTACAATCATTGACTCAGATTTGATCAATAAATTATTTTCGTCAAAATGTTCAATGCACCCTGATTTAATTAAGTTGTTTAATACGCTTGTAGCCGAATAGTCAAAAGATATGTTTTTTGTGAGACTATAAAATGAATTGCTGCCATGAATCGAAAGTAAGTTATTATGGTTAGAATTGTTCCAGCATTCTTTCAAGACCATACTTTCTTTACTTTGTACTTTTCTGGGAGGATCTTCTTCGAGTAAATCAGCTACAACTTTACGTGTTAAATCTGTAATACTAGATAAATGAGAGATTGTAGCTTGAGGATTATTCTTTTTTGCAGTATGAGCGAGTACAAAACGCAGTTGTTTTGTTATTTCTGTTTGCTTAACTTCTGTATTTAATAAAACTAAAGAAACCGCTTCTAATAAGTTATTTATATTCAATTGTCAACTGGTTGTGTAAATTTATACACCCCATTGTAAAACAAAAAAAACACAGATACAATACAAAGTATCATAATGATATTACATGCTAACAATAATAAATAGGAACCCATGTGAACAATCAACCCACTAAAGATAAACTAATTGACCTAATGACTAAAGTAATTGTAAATAGAGTAGAAATGAACCAGAAAGAAACTAAGAGGAAATTAGAACCAGAGAGGCGATCTTTTCCTTGTCAATGAAGTTTTTCAATTCATAATCATCAATTGAAAGCTTGGTTATCTCTCTAATTTTTTCTTGAGAGATAGTTAAATCTTGTTCGCGAATAATTTCTGTAATTGTAAATATAATCTCCCATGCATAATCTGGGATATCAGCATGAGTTGTGTTGTCAAGATCGCCAGAACTAAGCCCTAAGTGAGATTCAATTTCGCGAGACTTTTTGTCTGAAAGATTTCTAACTCCGTGTATTATTAATTGCCAATAATCAGGCTTAACACCTAAAAATTCTGCGAACATTTTTTCAGTCACGTCATCTTTTGAAACTTGTCCATAAAACTTTAAAGACATCGGCACCAATCTAAAGATGTTTTTCAGTCTTTTGATTGTCGTGTCTTTTTTAACTTTTGATGAGACGGTTGTTTTCATTCTGTTATATGGATTTGATGATACGAAATAATATCATAAAATAAATAAATTACAATACTTATTTATTTTAGTTGCATTGCCAATATCATTTTGATATGATTCGTTATCATGAAAAATCAACTAGATTACAAAGACTACATCAAGCTTTTGACGGCTGAACAAAAAAGAACATTGTGTCAGTATATTAATATAAGTGTAGCTTATTTATACCATTATAAGAACGGTTTCAGAAATCCAACTATAAAGAGAATTTCTAAAATAATAGAATGGGCAAACAAAAATACTCCTGACAATATCCCTACATTTGACGAATTAATCTCATTAAAGAACACTGACAACGGGGCGGTTTGATGTTAAAGCTTCTTAAGAAAATATATTTTCAGCTCAAATCATTACTAAATTTCAGAAGTAATTTAAATAAGGGTAATTTACCGCCTAATTTATGTGTTCCTTTTGCTTTAATTGTTTTTCTAATTCTTCAATTCTTTTTGTTGTTTTACTACGCCAGTTCACAATATAGATTGTGTACTGAATCCAAGAAATCGCCATGTATAAACAAGAAGCTAAAAAATAATACAACACATAGCCAAGTTCAAAGTAAACATCTGTTACTTGTAGAGAAAATAATACAATCATCGGGAGCAAATAAAAGATGAATTTAATTTGTTCTTTATTTTTATTAATTGAGTCTGAATACACTTTAAAAAACAAAGTAACAAGTAGTGTTATAAAAGCTGTGACTAGAATTAATATAATTTCTTTAGTCATAAATTTTCCTATTTTATTTGTTAAAAAATTCGATTATATCATAGCAACACCAACCCAAGAAATGCGGGTGGTTTGATGTCAATCTATTGGATTAATAAAACAATTAACTGTGTTAAGTCTCTCTTTAAAAATAAGCAAAGGGAACATGCCAAGGATTTTGGCAAGGTTATTTTTCGTTTAGAGTTACGGTCTTTAGTTGCTCTACTTGGGCTTCTAGTTTGTTCAAGCGTTGCTTTATATCGCGTTCATTCAGTAGATCGACCTTTAAGCTCTTGTAACGTAAAAACAGTAAATAAGGAAAAAATATTACAACCAAATAAATCCAGTACTCTGAGCCAAAGTACATGTCAACAAAAGACAATGTTAATAGTAAAGCAAGAGGAGTCCACGAAATGATTTCCTTAATTTTGAGCCTGTTTTTTTCAAAATCATCTTTGTATAACCACCTTAATGATTTAAATAATCCAGCTACAGCTACAAGGATGAATGGAGTGAATATTAATAATTGTGTTTCAGTCATGAGGTGTACCTATGTTGTTTAGTCAGAAATCCAATTATAGCATAAGCCTTATGACTGTTTATAGGTGCCTACAGTCGAGCGATAAACAAGACTGTAGGGCTTTTCAAGGTCAGTATTTGTATGCTAACAACAGTGAGGCTATAGCTAGTATTACCTTTGCTATTGCTTTTATGATGTTGGCGACATTTATGACCTTTATTTCGATGCGTTTTTTCATAATAGTTCCTATGAATAGCGTCTCGGACGTCCAAGAGTTTATATTCTTGGATTTCTATACCGCCTTAATTTTAGGCGGTTGCATAGCAGTATTGACTAGTATTACTGCTATACGTCAGGAGGTGTGGTACTTGGGTTTCACGCATCGCGCTAGAATTGCCCAGTACTTCCACCCTTTAGCTGGCATGCTACTGCCTACAAGCGGGATTAGCGATCCCGCACCTTATTTTAACATAAAACCCAAAAGAGCGTCTTGTCCCCTTATCAGTTGTTCTTTTGCCAGTGCATTAAATTCACTCACACTCTCTTTTATGCACTGGGTTTTATTTACTTGGTTGAACTGTGGGAAGGACAATCAAGCGGCTTGCCAGTGCCGTAATACTGGCTCCCTAATTGGAGTAGAAATATGATTGATTATACGGTTGGTATTTTGTTTATTGTGCAGTCTATTTTATTGGCGATTTATTTCTTTGAAAATAGAAATTTGAGGAACGAGAACCAAGTGGCATGTGATTTTTTAGATAAGGAATATAGAACAAATAAAAACTTAAGAAAGATTATTAATGATCAAACCGGTAAAAAATTATGATTAAAGATAAAAGCAGTCAATTTGAGGGCCAGTTAGAATTTATAAAATCAGAGGTTAATGATAGGTTGTGCTCGCTTTTGGAAATTCTCATTAGAGATTTAATTAATCGTAATAGATCCTTGGAATCAGAAGTTCAACTAATGCAAGAGTTCATGGGGAAGAATAAATGAATAATATTATGTTGGATATCGAAACTATGGGTACTGGTAGCAATGCGGCTATTGTGTCTATTGGTGCTGTTAGGTTTGATGATAATGGTGTTACTGATAAGTTTGATAAGGTTGTGAATTTAACCAGTTGTTTATTTGCTGGGTTTGATATTAACCAGGAGACTATTGATTGGTGGCGCAAGCAAAGTACCAAGGCACAAAAAACCCTGTTAAGACGTTCTGTTTCGATATCAAGGGTATTAACTGAGTTTAGCGATTGGATTGGTGAAGATGCGGTTGTCTGGGGCAATGGTTCGGACTTTGATAATGTAATTTTATCGAATGCTTATAAGGTTATGGAGAAAGAACTCCCTTGGAAGTTTTACAAAAATCGCTGTTATAGATCTGTTAAGGCTTTGTATCCTGATATTGAGATTAAGCGTGTTGGCACACACCACAATGCTGTAGATGATGCCGAATCTCAAGCACTGCATTTGATTGCCATGATTGGTGGGAGTGGGTTGTTGTGAGTTTGTTAAATCGAATCTTTTATATCTGTATATGGAGTAATTTTACCATCATTCACAATCATATTTTCAGTGTTGCAAGCTTTGCAAAAATACCGACAGTTTTTAATTGTAACCGTATTAGGATTTATTCCTCTGTTAAGAGAATCTATCAAATCACTTTCAAGAAATTGATGATCCTTAAGTTGTGCGAGAAGGACTTGGCATTTTTTACAATGAGGTTGTTTGTTTCTATCCCAAAGAATACCAAATTTAGCCGTCAATTTTGTGTCAAGAATGCGTTTGATTTCATGATGCCTGATCCTAAGGAGAATAGACAATGCTGTCACTAGGATTAACAGCAATACTGATAATTGCGCCCATCTATCCAGCTTTATCGATGGCAATATGGATGGGACAAAAGAAAGAGGTAAATATTTATACACTATTAGCAGTATGCCTGCTGTCAGTGTCAACCATAGTTTTGTTGAGTGGTTTCGTAAACCTTTTATTATTGCATCAAGCACAGTATGAACCTCTGAAATATTGTGAGCAGTATATCACAAGCCAAAAAGATCGAGGAGAACTATGAATTTGACAACGAACACGCAAAAGAGTAATATGGGAATCCTAACAACGATCAGCGGTAATCCGCACCCGACAGCTCTATGCGGTTTTTTTTCGCCAAAATTATATGGCGGGTCTGGAGAGCTTAATAAAATACCTTCGGGGAATAAGCTCCGCCGTCTGATCGCGGTTAGTGAAGCCCGCCACCATCTAAAAAGTGGCGAAAAAACTAAATACGATCAGGAGACTACAATGTCTATAAAACCAATCAAGGGACAAATCCGTCCAAACCTTTCTATCGAGCAAAATATAGATTTGCTTAACTCTATTGAATTTATCAATGGCAAAAACTACTGGCAAGTAACGCCTACTGGTGATTACGCTGTTGATTGCAATACTGGCAATAACTTTGCTAACACCGCCTTAAACTACATGTATCAAGCCAATTTCACCCCATTGTTGGGATGGATTACCAACTCAATGATTGCTAATGGTGAATTTACGGGTATTGAGGTTGGGTTTATGGCAAAGATATCTAGCCACTCTACACAAAACTTTCGCGTTGAAACATTGATCCAAAAAATGCAGGAGCAATCGGCATGAGTAATTTAATCCCTTTCGATTTTAACAATCACCAAGTTCGCGTAATTAATAGTGATCCGAACAATCCTTTGTTTGTCGCCATTGATATTGCTAAGGCACTTGGATATAAGAAACCTCGTAATGCAATCCAGCGTTTTTGTAAGAAACAAAGCACCGCCCCAAAGCAGGGCGGTGGATTTATGGTGTTAATTAATGAGACTGATATGTATAGGTTGATATTCGGTTCAAAATTAGAAGCTGCTCAAAAATTCCAAGACTGGGTATTTAATGAGGTCCTGCCATCTATTCGCAAAACAGGTCAATACGTTGCACCTGAGCCTACTGGTTTAACTAAATTACAAAAGGGGCACATCCATCAGACTGTCATGAGTATTGCTAGTAACGGCTTTTTCTCGCATTCTTCTTTATTTGGTCAGCTTAAAAGACATTTTGGCGTATCTAAATACGATGAAATTAATGCGACTGATTATGGTCGTGCTTGTCAATTGTTGGGTGTTTCCCCGAGAAAATCGCTATTAGTCGCTAAAAAAGAGCCAATTGAGGCCTTGCCAGTGCTTTCAATCAATGAGAGGAAGTTAAGGAGTGATATCCATGATTTAAGCCAGCAGTTGAATGTTGTGAATAATTTATTTAATAAGGTCGTTAAGGAAGTCTTTGTTTCACCAAATAAAAGGGCGGTGCATTGATATGAGTAAAAGAAACCCTGAATTGGCTTTAAATGATGTAGCTGATGATTTGTTTATTTTAAACAAGATAACCATCGATAAGCTGTTTGCATTGGATAAACCAACTGAGCCATTGGCTTTGTATATGTTTTACTACAAAACGGCTAAATGGCAAAAAACAAACCGCATTAAGGCCAATGATGTTTATGTTAGAAAGTGCTTAAAATGGGGTGCTGCTAAGGTGACTTCTACTAAGAAAAAACTCAAAGAAATGGGCTTGATTAAGGTTGTTCAGTCAAGAAAGAATAACCAAGTTGCTAAATGGTTTATTGAGATTTCTTATATTGTTTCTTCGGAAAAGAGCAAGAACACTCATATGAGTGTTGTAGACAATGATAATCCTGAACAAGTGGCGAATTTAAAGGGTTCGGGCAAGAACACTCAAACGAGTGTTGTAGGTAGCAAGAACACTCCTGAGCAAGAACACTCGAAAGCAAGAACACTCAAACGAGAAACAAATGCTTTAAAACAATCAATTAAAGTGCTTGAAAACAAAACTAAAGAGGTTTTTGGTTTTTGGATAAAGATTTTTGAAAAGCATGAAGCTGTTTTGGATGATTCAAGAATTGAGATAATTGGTAGGGCATTAAAAAACTATTCTACCGCCGATGTGAAAAATGCCATTGTTGGTTGTAGTTTGTCTGATTTCCATATGGGTGTAAGTCCTGCCAGCAAAAATGGTATTAAACATAATTCATTATCTATCATCTTGCGAGATTCTGAACAGATAGAGAAATTTATCGCTTTATCGGGTTCTAAAAGCCATAAAGCCAAAGTATTACCAAGTTTGGATGAGGTTACTGATCAATTGTGCAATGTTTATCTCCAATCACAAGAGAGAAAATACACACATCCAATCACCGGTGATATTGATTATAAGATTCAGGAATATTTGAATGATGGCAATAGTTTTAAAAAAGTAGAAATATTTAAAGAGTTTATTGAAAGCAAATACCAAGAACTTAGCAAAGAAAAGGTGGCAGCATGAAAAAGAAACTAATGACCGGTGTTAAACAATGCAGAAACAAGATGTTTAGTGCCAGCATGTCGCATAATTCCAGAATCATAAGCCTTGGTGTGTTTAACACTGAAAAGCAAGCTGGACAGGCTTATCTTGATGCTAGAAAAGCATTACCAATTAAATCAAACGCCAAAAACAAAGAATGCAGTCCAAGAGAATATTTAATACATCGGCTTAAAGACAAAAACTGTCCTTTGCTGATAGAGAACCAACGTACGCCAATATCATTTGCAAGAAGTGAGTATTAGGGTGAACCATGGTTGCATCAATGGCGAATTATTCAAACACAATACCCGTGAAAGCGTTATTGAGTATCTTGGCAGTTTGGATTTAACACCAGATGAGAAGAACGGGTTTTATGTGTATTGGAAAGGAATTATGAACCGTAAGGCGGTAGCTAAACAATTGGCTAATAACAAACGATTAGAGAAAGAGAGGAAGTTGAGAAGATGAGAGCGGTCCACAATACATTAATCGCAATTATTATCATGCTGTTTATTGGCGTGTTGATACAGTCCAATATTAAGCACAATGCTGAAATTCATGAGATGGAAACCAAGATTAAGCAGTTGCCTTTGAAGTGCCAACATGAATATTATCATTTGGTAAAACTATGACAACGATATTTCTTATATTTGTAACGATTACTAGTATGGCAGGAGCTTTTATCGGTGTCATGCTCGCATTTAGAATAAAGGATATAAAAACTCTAGAGCAAAGAATGGGTGGCTACCAACCTAAAAAACCAAAGTATCCTGATATGCCAATATGTAAGCCGCCGAGAAAGAAATGAAGATTCAAATAAAAATAACAAACGTAATTGATCTAATACCAATACTAAGACATGGCGATACGTATCATGCTGAAAGATACAGAGTGAGTTTAAAATTATTATTTATTGAAATTAATGTAATTTGGAATAAGCGACTATGAACCCTCAACCAAAAATAAAACCAGATAAGGACCAAAAGTATTTGGATTGGGTAAAGACTCTATTGTGTGTAGGTTGTGGCGCACCGGCAGACGATGCCCATCATGTTAAGGGTTATGGTTTGTCAGGCACTGGCATGAAAGCTCCTGATTATTTATCAATGCCTATGTGCCGTGGTGATCATAATAAGTTTCATATTCATCCAAAACGCTGGGAGAAGGAAAACCACTGTCAGATACCTTGCATTATGTTTACATTGGATGAGGGATATAAACAGGGAAAGATTAGCATTGATAATTATGAGAAGTACACACAAATTTGTTTAGACACATGGGATAAAAAATTATGAGCATAGCAATTACACAAGAAAACCCAAGATTATATAAGCACTATGATAATCAAAAGATTAGTGATGATGGAATCAGAGCAAGGATGAAAGAACGTCTGGATGCCACTAACAAATATAACAAAATTAAACGTGGTGTGATTAAGCTTAAAAAATTCAGTGTGATTGATAAGTAAATGATTGAAACCATTCTCAATAAGCTCAAGAAAGAATTTCCTTGGATGTCCATTGATAATTCTGACGGTCATGTATTAATCGGTACGGCTGATAAAACTTACTGGATCGAACTACTGGACGAATCTCCACTGGTAGAAGGCCACAAGATGATTAAGCCTATCCCTAAGTATGATGACATCAGAAGACACTTAGAAACAAACAAGGGTGCTTTTTATGTGTGTTGGAACATAGAGCAAATATACCAGTTGTTAACCAATAATAAAGGGGATTATATTACCCCGAAAAAATACCAAGAGGAGTTTAGTGCTAGTTATGAGTGAATCACATCAACAAGCGGCTGTAGTTGCTCATTTCAAATGGAAGTATCCAAAACATATTATTTGTGCCAGTGCTAATGGTGCTCATATTGCCGGTACTAAGCACCAAAGAATGTTGAAGATTGTCAAGATGAAGCGTGAGGGTATGCTACCTGGTATGTGTGACTTGTCGATACATGTGGCCAGAGGTGGATATCATGGTTTGTTTATTGAGATGAAGGACGTTGGTAAAACTTATAGTTCGGTAAGTAAAGAGCAAAGAGCAGTGATTAAGCAATTAAACGATGATGGTAATCTTGCTACTTGGTGCGCTGGTGCCAGTGCTGCAATAAAAGAAATTGATAAATATATGGGGTTGAAATGAAGAAAACAATATACATTAGCGGTGCAATTTCAGGACGTGAAGCAGAGGCTGAAAAACAATTTAACATTGCTGAAAACATTTTAAAGGCTTGCGGATATGAAGTTGTTAATCCAATGAAATTAAATCACGATCATGACTTATCATGGAGCCAGTATATGCGAGTTGATATTAAGGCATTAATGGACTGTGATTGTATTTATATGCTGGAGGGCTGGGATGATTCAAGAGGGGCGAAATTAGAAAGCGAAATTGCCAAGGAATTGAGAATTGATTTTATTTTTGACACGCTTACAGGAAATTGCTTAAAGCGTGAAACTATCTAATAAACAATTAGCCAGTGAATTAGAAAAGCTTTCTAGGCACATGCTTAATACTGCATTCAAGCTAAAGAGTGGCGAGTCTGAAGGTAATGAGTTGTTAACCATGGCTTGTCAGTTAAAAAAATCTAGTAATATTATAAATAATTGGGCACAGGAGCTAAAACAATGAGTTTTGTCGAGTCTTTAAAGAAAACTAATGCTAAGACTGGTAATCTATCAGGCGGTGGAGGTGGCGGTGTTGTACCAGAGACACCACAGGATCTACTTGCTTGTTATGTTGGTTGTAATACTGTGTTTTCTGATTTACATATGATGGTGGGTAGAAACTGTTTAACCCCTACACGTAAAATTAATGATGCGCTTGTTAAAATGCTGATGAATTACTATAACAAGAAAGCAAAGCACCATTTACATAAGCCTGATAAAATCAAGGCACTGGCAAACTTTGCAATCACCGCTAACTTAAAATATTTTGGGGTTAATAAGTCTTATACTATCAGGGAGGTTGCTGATATTTGTGATATTAAAACCATGACTTTTAATGATAACTACAAATCGTTATTTCATGATTTTTATTCACTCATTGAGATGGGTTTGTATAAGGTTGAAAAAAGGGGCCAATCGAAGAGATTTTAGCATTATTACTTGTTAATCATGTGTATAGTGTGTATAATATATACATGAACAGCAAAGATATAATTAAAAGATTAAAAAAAGAAGGTTGGAAAAGAGTTTCGGTAAACGGAAGTCATCAAAAATTCAAACATCCTAAAATATCACATCACATTGTTGTTCCACACCCTAAAAAGGATTTACGAATAGGGCTAGTGAGAAGTATAGAAAAACTAGCGGGATGGAAATAACATCTCGCAATTTAAGAGGATAAGATTATGAGATATTTAGGTTATGTAGAAATAGGGGATAGTAAACACGCTTATTCAGTTGCGTTCCCTGATTTCCCTGGTTGTTTTGCCGCAGCTGATGAAGAAGAGGGTTTGAACGATGCTGTACAAGAGGCTGTTGAAGTTCATTTTGATGGTGAGGATTTTGTTTTGCCAATTCCTTCAAAGATTGCTGATTTAAAAAATAGTGAAGACTATGATTATGATGGTGTTTGGATGTGGTTTGATATTAATATATCTAAGTTATCAAAAAAGCATAAGAGAATTAATATCACTGTACCTGAAGGTGCATTGTATACAATTGATAAGGCGGCAAAAGCTAGAGGAAAGTCACGTTCTGAATTTTTAACTGAGTCTGCTATTAATGCAATTCAGTAGTAAATTATAAAAAATATTGCATCCGTACAAAAAACCCGTATAATTCCTAGTGTCGAGTAAGTCCGCAAACATTCTGTTTTCGGGCTTTTTTTATGCCTGAAATAAATTCCTGAGTACAATCCTATGAAAAACTTTATCTTGTCACATTGGCGACAAATTGCTGGTGTGCTTATCTTATTGGTTGCTGTTTTCTTATTTACACCTGATCAAGCTTACAATGTTGTTTATGCGGTTGGTGGGTTGTTATTGCTTAGACATGCTATTACTGCTATTGATCGTTATTGGGCGCGTAAGGGTAAAGATATAAGCTTATCAAATTTTATGCAGAATGCTAATAACGACCAAAGGAGTGTTATCTATGCCAGTATTATACTTGCTATTGCTTTTATTATCGGTTCAGTCATGGGCGGTAACTGAACAATATGATAAGCAGTTTAAAGCTGCATCGAATAAATTTCTGCCATACTGGGAATGGCAATGGCTCAAAGCCCAGTGTTACCAAGAAAGCTTATTAGATCCTAAAGCTGTCAGCCATGTTGGCGCTAAAGGCTTGTGTCAGTTTATGCCAGCTACATGCAATGAAGTATTTACAATGCTTGGTTTCAAGTGTGAGCCTTACAATGCAGAGAAATCAATTATTGCCAGTGCCTTCTACATGTCTAGGCTTCGTAAGATATGGAGAGCAAGACGCTCAGAAGATGACAGGCGCAAATGGGCACAGTGTTCATACAATTTTGGAGCAGGTAACTGCATTAAGGCCCAATCAAGATGTGGGAATCATTCGAGCTTTGAAAAGGTTATTGGCTGCTTGCCTGAAGAAACAAAAACATATGTTGAAAGAATTAAGCTCTACTTTCAAAAGTTCTCATGTGATTAGCTAGGGTTAAACTCCAAAAATATTTATTTAATACAGTAAAAGCCCTTGTCTCCGTGAGGGCTTTTTTATTTCACAAACAATCAATGCGAAATGGTTCGCAGCAACACATTAAGAATGAGAATAACAAAAGATAACTATTTTTTTTGTCATAGCCACGGCTTATGGTGTTGCGAAATATACAAGCCAAAATTTCTAGGTATAACAAAAGATAATTCTAAGCCAATCGAACGCTTTAAACCTGAATTGGTTTCATGGGCATGGTCCACAAGTATGACTAATGCTGCAATACTAGCTAAAAAGAGATTGGAAGAAGAATATAAAAGACGTAGAAAAATGAAAGATGATGATTGGGGCTTTTTAGATAATAGTAATCCTGTAAAAAACTTATGTGGACATTAGTTTTAAAAAGTGTTGGGTCAATTCTTTCAGGCTTTATTGCTAAATGGCGAATCATTGCTTTTGTTTCTGTGTTTGTTGCCGGTGTTGGTGCTTATGTACTCAAAATCAAGGGACTTGAGCGACAAATAACAGAAGCTAATGACGAACTGGCTATAAAGACAATTGAAGCTTATGTGTTGAACATATCAAACAAAGCTTATGTCCTCACTCAAGATAGCTTAGTTAAAGCTAATAGGCAATGCGTACTTAACAATCTAGCTAATGATGATGCTACCAAGCTGGCATTAACCGAACTAGAACTCTCAAGCAAGATAATCAATAAAAAATATGAAGACCTTAAGAATACAAAAGTTATTAGCATATGCGGTAACGCTAAGCTTGATGATTCTGTTATCGAGCTCCTGTACAAATAAAAAGCCAAGGGTTATTCCTGAGTGTAAACCTTATCCGGTTGAAGTGTTGGTTGATAAATATGTGCCAGTGCCAAAGGAGCTAACAGCAAGGAGCGAACCAGTTTATAGCTTATACCCAATATGGTTTAAGACTGCAACGTGGCTAGATTTGCATTTTGAAGATGCAAGGACCTTAGAGCATTGCAATAATAAATTGGAATTAATTGAAAGCCTAACAACATCACAAGAAGAATAATAAATGCCAGGAAATAAGTTTGACTACAAGAGTGCAGAACACGCACATTTTAGGATTGATGAACTAGAGAAAGATTTTAAAACTATGGCGAAGTGTATCGAACAAATTGCAAAGAGTAGCGAAAAAACAGCGCAGATTAATCAGCGTATAAAGTGGGTGTTAATTGGCGGCTTATCGTTTTACATAATTGAAAGCATTGGGATTATAGAGTTTCTAAAAATAGCAATATGAAAATATTAATTTTAATAATGCTATTAACTGGATGCAGTGGTTCAGTAGTTACGCTTAAAAATGCCAAAGAAGTGGATCATTTCTATGATTTCAATTGCAGAATATTAAGAACAGACGGAATTGAACCTACAGTCATAATTGATAAGGAAGTGGCCAAGAAAGTGTGTAGCGGAAAAGTAGAGTGTTACGACTCTATAAGCGAAACAATTTATATGCAGAATAAAGACTGGAAAGCATTAGGGCACGGGAAACTTCACCACTATTGCAAAGTCGGTGAGCACATGAGAATTAAGAAAGGCCCACGACCACCTGGGAGTATTTAATGATGAATCTAAGTTTAGGCATTGATATTAATAGCAAGGTGATTAGTGATGATAGTGGAATAATCACGCCACCATTGGATTTATACACGGGCGCACAAACAGCCATTTCATTCGCTCGTAAGCTAAGGACTGCATATACAGGCTATGCAATGAAGGTCATCAATGAAGATTCAGCAGAATTAGAAGTTGGTTATGATGGTTTAGACACTAATGAAACTGCACTAGAAAATCACAGGACTGGTACAGGTATATTAAAAGTCATTACAGCTTATGATAATGGTTTAAATGGAAACGATTGGACGCAAGCTACAGACAGTAAAAGGCCGTTAATAGCAGACGCAAGTGGGTTGATTAAAGATAATGGAAAGTTGGCTATTTTAAGTGATAGTGATGATTTATTAACAGTAATATTAACAGGTTCAGCTACTACTACAGCGTTTCATGTTTTTAAAACAACAGTAAATTCAACTATTACGTGTAATGACACAAATAATGGTGGTAGGTATTACGGATTATCTAAAAGCGGTCAAGTGTATGTGGATTATGCAGGATGTGGCACTCCAACAACTTACGTTAATGGCAGTATAACAACAACGGCGGGAGAACTTTATACTGCATTAATAAACAAACAAGTTGTTAATACATTCACGAGTTTAAACCTTTCTGCATGGTTAGAATTTTCTACATGGTATGGTTCAGGATTCCCAGCACCAACATACATCCAAGAAAAAATCATCTACGATATCGACAAATCAAGCGATCGAGCAGATATTGAGAACAATCAAATAGCATACTTTTCAATACCTGTTTAAACAAACACAAACAATTTACTAAGAGAATAACATGAGCAACGATTACATAGATCCATATACTCTGAAACAAAAATCAATAACCGCTCCGTGGAATGATGGGCAAATAGTTGTACCAGATACACCTTTTTCTAATGGATCTGTGTGCCGTGGAATCATCCTCACAGTAGCTGGCACTATTGAGTTTAGAAAGAAAGACGGAACTACATTAGTTCTACCACCTTTGGTAGCTGGTGTTGTACACGCATGCAGAACGACAGAAATTGTTGGTGCTGGTACAACTGCAACTGGAATCGTTGCTGTTTGGTAATATAAGACCATGAATAAGAATTTAGAAAAAGGTATTGCTGAATACATTAAAGCAGAGGCAAGGGATTGCGAAATTATTGGTGCAGCAGTTTCAGATATAATTATTTCTGAAATAAAAAATAAAGATATTAATATTGAAATGTGGGGAAATGGAGTCGAAATAACAGGCGGAATTAACTCTTGTATCGATATAAATGACAACTACAATAATCCAACTATATTAATAAGTGACATTGTGCAAGGTGCTATTAACGAAGATAGAATTTTTGTCGATGAAAAGACTAACGTCTATAATGACATAATTAAAGATCTTGAGCTTTCAATAGAGCTATTAAAAAAAGCTAAATATACCTGACAATGCAATGGAGATTACAAGAATGAAAGTTAAAGATTTAATAAAGGAACTATCGAAACAGCCTGAAGATATGGAAGTAATGGCTGTTACTGATTCGCTAGATGGAAGTCCTTATCCTTTTATGATTAGTGGATTGAAGGTTATTAGTATTAAAGAGCTAAATGATAACTCTGAATTCTATCCTAAAATAGAAACACCTCACGAATATAAACATTGTGAAGTCCTTCGGTTATTAGAAGATCAAGAATATCCATGGTTGTCGAGTTAGTATTAAATGGCAAGGTTGTACGATAGAAGAAGGTGGCGTGATGTTGTATCACCAATGCACCTAAAGAAAGAACCTCTGTGCCGTATGTGCCCTAAGCCAGTACCAGCTAATGTAGTTGACCACATAATACCCCATAATGAAGATCCTATATTATTTTGGGATTTAAAGAACTTACAATCATTGTGTAAGTCATGTCATGACTCAAAGACATATTACGAAACCAATAGAAGTTTGTACCTGCCTAGCTCGGTTAAGCCTGTAGCAAATGAAATTATCTTATTATGTGGAGCACCAGCAAGCGGCAAGAGTACTTGGGCTAATAATCAGGTTGGATACACGGTCATCGATTTAGATGTAATCAAGTGTAGTGTGTCAGGCCAAGAGATGTATGAAGTTGATAGTAAGTACTTATCTCAGTCAATCGCTATAAGGAACAAACTAATAACAAATACTAAAGGCAATATGATTATCATTGCCACTCTCTCAAATAACAAAGTCAGAGCAAAGTGGCGTGATGATTTAGGTGCAAAGCTTATTGTTATGAGCACATGTGAATACGATTGCATTCAGAGAATTAAAGCAGATAAAAACCGAAAAGACAAAGCCAAACACATTGCTTTAGCCAAAGGATTTTATAAGCGATACAAACCAATCGCAAATGAGCATTATGTATGAGTAAAAAGATAACTGCATTCCAAGTTGATATTGGATTTAATACTCCAATTGACACAGATAAAAAGAAAGAAGAACTCTGTTTAATGATTGATAGGTTAGTAAAAGAGGTTAGAAAAGGCTTTGATTGTGTTGGTTTAGGTATAAGTTTCGAGACATTACCTGATATTGAAGAGAATATTAAAGAAGAATCTCAACTTGAAGAACTAGAACGCGAAGAATATTGAACTAAATAGAAGCACTCTAAGCAACGATAATAATATAAGAATGATAGTCATCAAAATACAATTAAAAACCAAGCAAAACCCTATAGACGGGGGTATTTTAAAGTCTGAAACGGTTTCCGTGACGACCGAATCCCACAGGTAAATTTTTACATTCACAGAATTTCATTTTTCAAAATAGAATTAAAATAATGGCACGTAAACCACAACCAAATAATATCAGGGCTTTGAAAGGAGACCCAAATAAAGAAAGATATTTGCCTGATGGTGTGGAAGTTGAAAAACTATCTGAAGCTCCAAAACCTCCAACATGGTTAGTAGCTGCCGCAAAGAAAAAATTTGTTGAAAAAGCTGATTTACTGATTAGTCATAAATTAATGACTTTGATGGATGTAGATTCTTTAGCTATGTTGTGTGCACTTGAGATAAAAATGCAAAAACTTTGGAGAGCTGATGAAACGCCTCCAATGGCGATGTACACACAATACAAATCTTTTGCTAGTGACTTTGGTTTTAATGTTATTGCCAGGGAAAAAATAAAAGCACCTACAAAGGGAAAGGCAACAAATAAATTTGCAAAATGATAAATGAAAGATTATGTTGCGGTCGCTTTAAAATATGCTAGAGCTGCACAGAAATCTAAGAAGCATGGTAAATGGTCTAAGCTTGCATGTAAAAGATTTTTAGAAGATTACAAAAAAGCAAAGAAAAAAAGTAATAGCTATTACTTTGATGAATATTTAGCAAATGATCCATGTGACTTTGTTGAAAAGATGCCACATGTTGAAGGTGAGTGGGATACTCCAACAATCACACTTCATGCCTCTCAGATATTTTTCATTGTTAACATATTTGGGTTTCGAGATAGTGAAACTCACGCAAGAAGATTTTCCACGGCACTTTGGGCTAGTGGCAGAAAAAATGGTAAGTCAACATTGGCAGCTCCCCTTGGTATCTATTGCCAAGTTTGCGAAGAAAGCAATGGGGCACAAGTTGTTAGTGCTGCAACTACAGGTGATCAAGCAAAGATTGTTTGGAATGTTGCAAAGCGGATGGTCGAGAAGGAAATTGACCTACAAGAATACTATGATATTAAACCATATTCTAGGACTATTGCAGGACTGGCAAACGGCTCAATATTCAAATACATTTCAGCTAAGGCAAGTACTCAAGATGGATTAAATCCAAGCTGTGCAATTATTGATGAGGTCCATGCTCACCCAAACCACGATTTAATCAATGTTCTTAAGTCTGCAGCCGGTGCAAGGCTCAACCCGTTATTTTTATTTGTAACCACTGAAGGTTATTCAAATGAAAATAGCCCTTGGGCTGAGATGCGAAAATTTGCACATCAAATATTACAGGGAATTGTAACTGCCGATCATTTCTTTTGTGTGATCTTTGCAGTTGACGAAGAAGACGATGAATATGACCCAAAAGTTTGGATTAAAGCTAATCCAATCATGGAAGTCAATCCCATTCTTGCAAAGGAAATTGCTAAAGAAGCGATTGAAGCCAAACAAATGCCAGGCAAGGCTGCTGAATTTAGAGTCAAAAGATTAAATAAACCTAGTGCCAGTGCTGATTCATTCATTGATCTAACATCTTGGAACAAATGCAACGCATCAAAAACCCTTGATGAATTAGAAGGGGCTACATGTTGGGGAAGTCTTGATTTGGCTTCTAATCGAGATTTGGTATCTTTTAGAATACTTTGGTACCTAGAAGGCAAATACTATACACATGGTTGGCGTTATTGTCCGAGTGAAGCTATTCATTTTAAAAATTTAACTGGCACCAGTAAATACCCTGGTTGGGTTGAAGAAGGTTTGTTGTTAGAAACAAAAGGAAAAACAAACAACCATGAAATTATATTAAAAAATATAGTTGAGCAAGTTAAAAGATTCAAACCATCAAAGCTAGTTGCAGATGACTGGAACACAAGTGAAATTGTTAGAAAGCTTGATGAAAATCATAATATAGAAATGCTCCCGTTTATACAGGGCCCGAAATCATATCATCCAGCAATTAAGAAATTTGAAAAATCATATATAGATGGTGAACTTGGCCATTGTGATGATCCAATTTTGAAATGGTGCGCGACAAACCTAGTAGTTAAAAGAAATGAAAACGCAAATATGATGCCCGATAAAAAAAGAAGCACGGACAAAATAGATGACATTGTAACACTTATTATGTGCTACGGCGCAAGCCTTGATTTTAAACCCAAAAGAAGCCTCCAAAGCTATCTTGATAACAAAGTATCAATTAATTTATGAATATAACAAGTAGATTCATGGGATGGTTTGGCCGCAGAACAAACATTGATCAAGCCAAAGGCGAACAAGAGACTAGCCCAAGAACCAAAACAACAAAACAAAAAATTGCAGTTAACTTTGATAGCGCAATGCAGTTGTCTTCTTTTTGGGCAGCAGTAAGAATTTGGGCTGAAGTAATTTCCTCATTACCAATATCATTTAAAAAATTTGAAGATGGCATGTGGGTTGATGACCTAGACAGCTCTTTGGCATTTTTATTTTCTGGAAAAGTTAACCGGTACCAGAACAAAATTGAATTCTTTGAAACTGTAGTATTGAATTGGGTAGTATTTGGCAATGCTTATTGCATTATTCAAAGAGATGCATCTGGTGAAGTTATAGGTTTAATGCCCATGTCTTCCTCGCAAGTTGAAGTAAAAGTATTGGACAACGGGGATCTATTATTTTTACATCATGTAAATAACAATATTACCGTATATTCTGAAGAAAACATTTGGCATTTAAAAATGTTTGGCAATGGCATAACTGGTTTAAACACAATGGGATATGCCAGCAATAGCATATCGATAGGCTTGTCAGCTGAAGAAAGGGTCAGCCAAACATTCAACAATGCAGGGAAACCACCAGGAATATTAACTTTCGATGGTGAGGTTAACGAAAAGCAAAGAAAAATGCTGAAAGAAGAGTTTCGTGAACTTGTGGAAGGCGACAATTTGATGGTCCTTGAGAAAGGATTTGAATACGATAAGACCGCAATGTCCCCAATTGATTTACAGCTTTTAGAATCTCGTAGATTTTCAATTGAAGATAACGGCCGCTTCACTGGTATTCCATCAGTTTTAATTAACGATACAGCAAATTCTACTGTCTGGGGTTCAGGTATATCTGAAGTTATAAGAGGTTGGTATAAGTTGGGCTTGCGCCCTCGTGTTAGGTCTCTTGAATTATCAATGTTGATTCGACTAATTAAACCATCAAAAAGAAGCAAAACAAAAATATTATTTGATTTCGATGATTTGTTACAGCTTGACCGCAAGGATCGTTCCGAGTCTCAAATGAAACAAATTAATTCAGGTGTTATCACACCAAACGAAGCTCGTGAAGAAGAAGGCCGCAAACCTCATGAATCAGGTAACGAGTTAATGATCAATACAGCAATTCAACCTATTAAAACACTGGTAGCACAAAATGAAGCAGAAACTATTACAGATTAAAGATTTTAAGTTTAATGACGAAAAAATGACCTTTTCTGGTTATGCGTCAACCTTTGGAAATGTAGATTCCTATGGTGATACCGTTTTCAAGGGAGCATATAAGGATACATTAGAAAACCGTGAGCGCTCAATTAAAATGAGATGGAATCACTGGGGTGAAGTTATTGGCAAATGGACAAGTATCAAAGAAGATGAAAAAGGTTTATTTGTAGAAGGTGAGCTTACACCAAATCATTCAAAGGCAAGTGATGTTTATGCAAGTCTGCAACATGGTGCTATCGATGGTTTAAGTATTGGTTACATGCCAACAAAAGAGGCTCCTAATGAAACGGGCGGCTGGGATTTAAAAGAAATTCATTTGTATGAGATATCAATAGTTGAAGAACCAGCGGACATCCATGCAACGGTTGACAATGTGAAAAGTCATATCGAAAGCCTTAAAACTATCAAAGAAATTGAAAGCTTCATGCGCGATGCAATGAGGTTATCACCTAGTGCGGCAAAAGCTTTAATAAGCCGCATTAAAAACGGTCAGCGCGATGTTGACGTAATTGACTGTAGTGAGTTAATAAAAAACGACCCATTACTTAATTTTATAACACGCGGATAACCGCAATAAACAGAGAAATATTATGGAAATTAAAAACGCAGAAGATTTGCTAAAAGCAATCGAAGCAAAAACAAAAGCAACTTTAAAAAAATATGAAGAAGAAGTTGCTGCAAATGGCGTGGCAACCCAAGCCGTTAAAGACGAATTAGTCAAAATGGAAGCACAACTAGCTAAAGCTAAAGAAGAAAAAGAAGCTTTATTCATTGAGTGGAAAGAATGGCAACAAAAAAACACTGGAAATCCAACGGGTGGCTCTAAAGTCAAAACAATGGCTCAAGAGTTAAAAGAAAATTCCGAAGATTTGAAGTCAATTGCAAAGGGCTTGTCATCAACTGAAGTCTTAATCAAAGCTGATACTGTACGTGCATCAGTTTCAGGTGATGAAAATGCACTACAGTTACCAAGCGTTGGTCAGTTAGCCCATGCGAAACTAACGGCATACGATATTTTCACAAAGATTCCAGTATCGGACTCTAACACGGGTGGAACAATCAGATATTATGATTGGGATGACGCGACTATTGTTAGATCAGCGGCTGCAATTGCCGAAGGCGCTGTATTTCCTGAATCAACAGCTAAATTCATCAAGCGAACTTTAGAAATTGAAAAAGTTGGTGATACCTTGCCTGTATCTGAAGAGTTTTTCGAAGATGAAGCAATGTTTGCAGCTGAGTTGGGAATGTTCTTAGATACCAATGTCAAGATTAAACGCAATTCTCAAATTGTTAATGGCGATGGCGTAACACCAAATCTTAAAGGTTTAGTGACAACGGTTTCAGCATACACGGCAACAGCATCAGGTATTTCAGATGCTAATATTTATGATTTACATGTAAAGGTCTCTGAAGATATTACTGCAACAGGTGGCGCTAAATACGCACCTAACTTTAGCTTCATGAATATCGTTGATATTAACAGAATGAAATTGAAAAAAGATGCTAATGAAAATTACATCATACCACCTTTTGTTTCAAGAGATGGAGGCGAAGTAGCTGGCATGGTTGTATTAGAAGAAAATACAATAACAGCCAATACAATGGTAATTGGCGATAGTCGATATGGTCGAATCTATGAAAAAGAAGGTGTTACCCTATCTAGAGGCATGGTAAATGCTCAATTTGTTGAAGATATGGAAACTTTAAAAGTTCGTACAAGATTAGCGTTCCTCATTAGAGGTGCTGACGTTGGTGGCTTTAGAAAAGTTACTGATATTGATGCAGCATTGGTCCTTTTAGCAACCGTACCTGCTTAAGTCTAGTTATTTGAACTTAACAAAGGCAGCTTAGTAGCTGCCTTTTTTTATTGGAAAAGAATATGTATAAAGCAAAAAAAGATTTTAATTGTGCCGTTTTAGGCGGGTTTACCAAAGACCAAGAAGTTGAAGAGTCTGAAAGAGCTGAACAACTTCATCGCTTGGGTTATCTTGAAAAATTAACTGTCGAAACCAAGGTCGTAGAAGAAGAAGTCGAAACCAAGGTCGTAAAAAGAAAACCAGCCAAAAGAAAACCAGTCCAAAGAAAAACAAAATCCAAAAAATAACAATCAATCCAGGATAAATTATGAACAAAAATTATTATATAGCAAAAGTTGATTTCCAAAGACCAGGCTTTGGGAATGTAACAAAAGGCGACATGTTTGAAAAGACACCTCAATCCGACCATATGAAATCATTGGGTTATTTTGTAAAAAATCCTGATTTTGATGATGTTAAAGTCAAAGATGTTGGTACAAAGCCAGCGGCAACCAAGCAAAAAACTGCTAAGAAGTAAAGATGATTAACTCTCATATTGCATCAAGTGTTAATGGAACATATCCAGTAACTCTTGATGAGGCCAGAGATATATTAGAAATTGTTGACACACGACATAATTCAAAAATTAATATGCTGATAGCCGCAGCGACTTCAAAAGCTGAAAATTATACTGGCCAATATTTTGTAAGTAGGTCGGTTGTATTTAATCTTGATAGATTGTACTCAAAAATAAAATTACCAATTCATCCAATAACTTCAATCAACAGTATTGAATATTTGTCTGAAGGAAATTTTGTGAATCTTGATGCAACTGAATATGAAACTGATGTAAATGCGTTCCCTCCATTTATTAAAATATTAAATATACCAAATTCCGACACCGTCACTAATGCAATAAAGATAACCGCAACTGCCGGCTATCCTACAATTGAATTAATTCCTGATGATGTTAAACAGGCAATATTGTTTTTTGTATATCAATCATTCCTGAATCGTGGGAACAATGATGACCAAGTTGATAAAACCTTCAAAGACATGCTTTATTCATATAGATACATGAAATTATGATCAAGATAAAACCCTCTTTATTAAGGCATACAGCAACAATCCAAAGGAAAGTTTCATCTAAAGACTCCGAAGGCTTGGAAAGCTATGAATGGGAAGATGTGCATACAGAAGTTCCATGCAGGGTAAAGAGTATCAGTGGGAGCGAGATGCTTTCATCAAATCAACTAATAAATCAAATAATTTCAGAAATAACCATTCATCATATAAGTCCAATTGATCCATCAATGAGAATAGTTGTTAATAACAAGAACAATTATATTAAATCAATCATGCCTGATGAATATGACAATATGTTCTTTAAAATCATGACTCAGCAAAACTTTAATGAGTGAATTAGTAAAACTTGAAGGGCTTGAAGAAACAACCAGAAATATGCTCAAGTTTAATACTAGATTTGATAAGAATGTTGTAGCAATCTCATTAAGAAAAGGGGCAAATATTATAAAAGCCCAGGCTATAGAAAATGCACCACATGATCCATCTCCTGATGGGGTTCATATTAAAAAAGATATAAAAGTAAGGAGAGATCCAAGGCCTCAGTCTCAAGGAATGACGGAAATAATGTATGTAAAGCCATACGGGAAAAAAGGAAACAGAAAGTGGGGCAAAAAAAGAATCAAGTCAACAAGACAGTATTGGCATATTGTGGAATTTGGAAGCATCAAACATAAAGGAAAAAGGTATATGACAAGAGCTTGGGAATCAAAAAAAATTGAAGCACACAATGCAATATTAAATGACCTAAAAAAACAAGTTGAAAAACAAGTAACAAGAATAAAAAAATGAGCATTTACACCACATTAATCAACAATACCGATGTAACAGATATTGTTGGTGAAAACATTCATACTTCACAGGCTCCTGATAACGCACAAGCTCCTTATATTATTTTGGAACACATAACCGGCACTCCTGAAAACTATACTGACGAACCGCCAGATGCTGACTATCTAAGAGTGGCAATAAAATGCATCGGTAATACTCAAGTTGAATCTATTTCATTATATAAAAAAACTAGAACAGCCCTTGCCTTGATTGGTTACGAAAAACTGCGCTCAGATTATGGAGAATTTGATAAAAGTACAAAATTGTACTTAACCACATTTGATTTTAGTAATTGGGAAAACAGATAACTCCAATTGCATAGGTCGATACACAACCCGCTTAACGCGGGTTTTTTTATGCCCGCAATTTCGCAGGCGAATATTAATAGAGGTAAATTATTATGGCTTTAGTACTTACTCAAGGCTCTGCGTTATTCTTTTTAGATGATAGTGACGCGAACAACGAAGTCCGCAAAATCAAGGGCATAACAAACATGGGTTCATTCAGCCCAAGTGTAACAAAAATCCCAGCAACTGATTTGGACTCAGTAGCGGTTGAATCGATTTTAGGGCTGATTGACAATGGTTCTATTACATACGGTTATAACTTTCATGCAGATGATGCTTCTCAAGCTGCTGTAAAAGGGAAAGAAGGTTCATCAACCAACTACAGATTTGTGCAATGCGCAGGAGATGGCACGGTTATCCCTGTTTACAGCACACCTGGCATACCTGGAGGAACTTTCACTTTACCTACAAATGCAGAGCGCACTAGTTGGGATTATATGGCAGGAGTTGAATCAATGACAACTGGTGGCGGTACTGATGATGCGTATCGTGGAGATCTTAATTTATCCGTTTCAGGTGCAGTTACATTAACACGTAAAAACGCCTAATAAACCAACTTAAAAGAGCGGGGAAACTCGCTCTTAAATTAAACAGAAGAATCAAAATATGAACTTAGAAGAATATACAAAAAAAACCAGAACCACAGAATTAAGCGTTAGCCATCGAGGAAAAGATATTACATTCCATATCAAGCCGCTTATGTCAGGTGATCAAGAAGTTATATTGGAAGGACTTGGTGATTTAATGTCCATACAAGGCAAATCACAAGCAGCAGAAAAAGAAGGCAAGTTATATATTCCTACCGGCCAAGAGTTTAAAGATTTACAAACATATGATCGTAAAGTTACACAATTTGTATTGTGTAATAGCGAAGGGAAAAGGTCATATAACTCTTATGCGTCAATGGTAGGCAAAATAGAATCAAATTTATTAACAAAAATATCTGACAAGATTAAAGATGAGTTAGAAACACCAGAAGATACAGAATCTGCTGAGGGAAACTAACGAAATCCGCAAGACTAAGGTTCCTTATTGGCCTTGCGGACAGACACGGAAAATCACTTACTGAAGTATTAACAACTTATCCAGCATGGGAAGTGCCTTATTGGGAAGTACAGTGCTCAAAAGAAGGAAACCATACAGGAAAATCAAGTGAGGTTCTACTTGCACAAATTTTATCCTACCTAGAAAGATACTTTACTAAATCAAAAAGAAAAGTTGATGAAATCATGCTATCAAATAAGTGGGAACTACCTCAGAAAGAAATCAGCGAAGAAGAAAACATAGATCAAATCACAGCAATGTTCGGGAATATAAATGTTAAGTAATAGAATCGGCAACATGGCTATTCAGCTAGGCCTTAATCTTACAAAGTTTACTAGCGATTGGAAACGTGCAGCGCGTGACAATAAAAAACACGCCAAAAAAATGCGTCAAGATTTAGAAAAATCTATGAAAGCAATGGCTGCCGCAACAGCTAGTGCAACCGCAGCCCTTGCATTGATGGTAAATAAGACAGCTAAGACAGGTGATCAATTATCCAAAATGTCACAAAAACTTGGTGTTGGTGTTGATTTTCTGAGCAAGTATGATTTTATTGCTGGACAAGCTGGTACCAATCTTGAAACCGTTGGTACTGCCGTTAAAAAGATGGAAAAAAGCATCAATGATGCAAACAATGGATTAACAACCTCAATACGTGCCTTTGATTCACTAGGCATATCATTAGATACACTCAATCAACTCTCACCTGAAGAACAATTCAAACTGCTTTCAGAAGCAATGGGCAAGGTAGAAACCCAAAGCGTCAAAACAGGTGCTGCTATGGATATTTTCGGACGTGCCGGTACTGAATTAATTCCGATGTTTGAAATGTCAACGGCTGAAATGAACAAGCTGAACGATGCCAATGAAAGGTTTGGCGCAGTTGTTAGTGATATTCAAGCAAATTCCGCAGTTCAATTTACAGATGCTTTAGACGCACTACAAAGAAACGCAGAAGGCTTTAGCAATACATTATCATTTGCGCTAATGCCAGCGTTAACTGAAATTATAAGCCAGTTTAATGACAGCACCATTCGTGATGCTGATGATGATTGGCAAGGTCTTCAAACAACCTTGGCTAGTGTATATGGCGGTGTTTTATTGGTTAAAGGTGCATTTGAGACAGTTGGGAATGCATTAGGTCAAATAGCTGCAAAAACTGTAGATTCATTTGTGTTAATGGCAACAGGCCTAGAGTCTTTTATTAAAAGAGTTCATCGAGGATCTGCAATTATTGCGAGTTCTTTTTCGGATGATGCAGCAGCTACCGTAATAGAGTTAGACAATGAAATAGCGGCTCTTGATGCAAAATGGGAAAGCTTATATGCCACAATAGCCAGTGCCCCCGACACAACCATACTGCAAGACACATCAAAAATATTCGAAGACATATTCAAAAAAATAGACAAGGTTAAAAATGCTTATTCTAAAAACACTAAAGAATTTAAAAAAGGTGATAATCAATTAAAAAACACAGCTAAAGGCATTGGTGAAATAGGAAAACAAGCAGGCCTAACAGAAAAGGAATTAAATAAGTTAGATAAAGATTTTAGTTCAATAATCGATAAATATTTAACACCGCTTGAAAGATTGGAAAACCAATTCCATTCTGAAATAGACACTATTGACAAGTGGTTAAGTCAACAAGAAGATTTTAGTACAGCAATGGTTACTGCAGCAAATCTTTCAAATGCAGCAAACGAAGCTTATGAAGCTGGTAAAAAAGCCATAGAAGAACAATTAACGCCTTACGAAGAATTAATTAAATCAATGAAAACTGAACTTGATTTAATTGGCAAGAAAGGTCCGGAACTAGATCGAGCAATTGCAGTCCAGGAACTTGCAAGAGCAGGGATAATTAAGACTGCGGACAATCAAGATGAATACAATAGAAAACTAGCTGAATATTTAGGTTTATTAGAACAAATAAACTCAGAAAATGGAATATTTGGTGATGGAATAAATAGCTTTGGCGATTTACTAGGCAAAGCATTCGAGGGCGGGAACTTCTTCGATGATATGAAAAAAGGATTTGATAACATGTTTAATCATGCTGAGAATAGAGCTGAAAACATGGCACAAGGATTTGCTGAGATTGCAAACTTTGCACAATCTGCAATTGATAGCTTTGATTCACACTCTGGCAAGGATGATGTTGGTCAGGCTTTGGCGACAATTAATGATATTGCTTCATCAGGGGCATTAGGTCCTATTGCACAAGCTGTATCTCAAGTAGCAACATTTGTTGATGCAATAACTGGCGGCCGATTATTTGGAACTGATTACGCATTAGAATCAGCACAAACAAACTATAGTATAGATCAATCAGGCGGAGGTGGTTCGCAATCACAAACAAATGTTAGACAGCGTTCATTGTTTCGTGGTCGTCAATGGGAAACAATTACAAGCGATTTAGAAAGCTCTGCACAACAAGCAATAGATAGTTTATTCAATCAAGTTGGCAGTATATTTGATGCCAGTGCATTAGCTGTTGGAAGTAGTTTAACAGATATTGTTTCAGGTGCATTTGAACAACAATTTGATGCTGATGGTAATTTAACAAGTGAAATATCAACAATTCTTGGACGTACATACAACGAAGATTTTGCAGGGTTTTCACAAAGATTAATTGCTGAAAATATAATATCTGTATTAGATAGCGTATTGCCACAAGTCGAACAAGAAGTTACATCTTTTGTCGGTGGTTTTGATAGAGAGTTTGGTGGCATTATTGGCGGAGAATTTACAAGCACTCAATTGGTAGGTGAAGCTACAGCATTAGCAGAACAATTCAGAAGTCAAGGAGCTGAAGCATTGTTAGATTTTGCCAATTATGCTTTGCAAGCCGTTGCAGATATTCAGTCAGGAAATGAATTACTGCTGTCATTGACCGATACCACAGGATTGATTCAGGAACTAGCAACATCAAACGAAACACTCACAGAAACATATGCACGGGTATCAAGTTCAACACAGTTACTCGAATCATCACTAGAAATAATAGGCCAATCACTTGATTTAACCCGCGATCAATTTATTCGATTTTCTGTTGATATTACAGAAGCCGCAGGAGGTGTTGAACAAGCAGCTGGACTATGGCAATCATATTTCGATACATTCTACAGCACTCAAGAATTATTAGATCAAGCCATTGCCAGTGCTACAGCTAATCGAGATGATTTACTTGCCGGACTAGGTATTGAACCAATCACACCTGAAGCCTTTAGAAATTTATTCGAATCAGTTCTACCAACATTGTCAGCAGATGCAATTGTTCAGTGGCTACAAGCCGCCGACGCAATTGGTGTAGTCATAGACTTAACAGCAGATTTGACAGCCGCACAGGAACAACAAGCCGAAGATTTAGCGGCAATGATGAGTGATATATCATCAGCAATGGAAGATATGGACTTATCACCTTTTGCCAAATCATTAAAAGATATTAAAGACGCCTTTAATGACCAAATAGCAGCAGCGCGAAAACTTGGAGCATCAGAAAAAGAATTGGCAATGATTCAACGCTATGCAACGCGCCAAATTAAACAAGCAATTGCAGAACTAGAAAACACAATATCGTCATCGATAACAGATTTATATGGTTCCAGTCTTGATGCTATAGAAAATCAAATTTCTGCATTAGAAGAACAACAGTCATTATCACAGCAAGTTGCACAAGAAAACATACAAAGGTACCAGGCAGAACTTGCGGCTATTAAAAATATTCATGATTATGTTGATTCATTACTTCTCAATTCAACATTAACACCATTAAATTTAGGCCAACAATTAAATGAAGCACAATCTCAATTTGATGCTTTGTACGCTAAAGGCAAAAGCGGTGACGTTGAAGCATTAAATGCTTTACCAGGAATAGCGAGTACATTATTAAGTCTAGGGCGCGAGAACTATGCAAGCTCTCAAGGATATACTGATTTATTTGATTCTGTTAGAGGCCAACTTTCAAGCCTTGGTATCTCTGGCTCGGAGCCATCTGTTCCGGCTAATTACGCCGATCCAAGATTGCTGGATCTACAAGAGCAACAAAGAGTTTTATTAGAGCAAATAGCGACAGGTGAAAGATTCACTGAAGTATTGGCATTAGCTGACCAAATCGCAGAACTAACAAGCGTAACAGGCGAGTCGTTTACAGGTTTAGCTGATAGACTCGGTTTGCCAATCGAACAATTTATTACAGATTTAGGTGTCAATCTTGAAACATTAACAATTGATACCGCTGTTGCACTTGCAGACGTTGCGCAATTATTAGGAATCGAATTAACTGAATTAGCTGATAGTGTTGGTGTATCTCTTGGTGATTTAGCAGATGCAAATAGTTTGTTAAATGATGCTCTAGAAACAACAATATCAGGACTTCCAACAGGAATACAAACCGAACTTACACCCTTACTGCAAAATGTCGAAAACGCAGCTGATGGAACAGCGCAAGTTGATGCATTAACAACATTAAGCAGCTATGTTGATAACTTAGCTGATGATCAACGTGATGCACTTGCACCATATTTTGAGCAAATAGATCCAACAACAGATGCACAACGTCAAATCGACTCAATGACATCTATAAATAACACAAATGAAAAAATTGTTAATAGTGTTGATAAAACTACTCAAGCAATAATTGCAGAACAAGCCGAAACCCAATTACAAATTGGGCTGGTACGAGATGAAATAGAAGACTTAGTTAAAGAAATTAGAAATCTAGCAAGTCAGGCGGCTGCATAATGAATAACACAGTTGTCAGATTATATAATCGAACCGTTACATTTCCGACAACTACTGAAGACGTTCCATATAAGCGCTTAAGCGAAATTTCAACATATAAAGTTTTGTTTTCTTTAATGCATGAGGTGATTGGTTATACAGGCGCATTAATTAGAGTGATAAATACAACTACACTTGTTGAACTTGATATACACCCAAAAAGTAACGGATTTCTTGATACAGCCGCTTTGCTGGCTCATGCAGGAGTTAATGATTGTGAAATCATGAAGTGGTACGATCAAATGGAAGTTGAAGATTTAATCGCTGGTGTAGGACGTAGACCAAAAATTGTGACTGCTGGAGTTTTAAATACCAATCAACATGGTCAAGTAGCGATGCAATTTAATGATACTTTGTTCACATCAACAATGCCTTATGGTGCAACAGACACGCCCGTCACAATATCCTGTATTTTTGAAACACCATCAGGTTCAACGATATCTGGTAGGCTATGTGCATCTGATACAAGCGGGGATTATGGAATCGAATTGATCACAATATCGAGTGATTACCTTTATATTAATACAAATACTACATCTGGAAATTATCTTACATCTAATAACACTAAGACAATTGAGGGTCACAATCGTTATGGTGCGTTTGTTCACATTAAAGCCGGCACAAGTGAGTTGTTTCAAGATGGGATATCAATTGATACATCAACTGCTTTAAACGCAAATTTAGACGTTGGAACAGCAAAATGGGCGGTCGGAGATAGAAAAACTACAGTTGACCTCCCTTTTAATGGAACAATGCAAATGATTGCAGTTCAACTATCTGATGAAAAAAGTAATCAATCTGAAAATTTCACAGAAGCTAACCCAAGGTATGAAATTGACGGTTCAGAAACGTGGACACCAGAAACAATCACAATAAAATTGCCAAAAGTAGTAATAGAAACAACAGGCGAATATTTTTCAGACACACCCGAATTATTACCAAACGGCGAATATGCAAACGGGCGTATAGTTGGCGATATAAATTTCAACCAACAAATGTATTTTTCAACATGGAATAGACCTAATGGCGGTTTGGGCAATGTGGACCTAGTAGGAATAGACAAAAAAATAAACCATCTGCCTGAAAGTGACTACAACAGAATAGATGTACTTAAAAGTGACGGCACAACATTATCAACATTCGGCAAGGCTGACATCGATAATATTGGTTTTATCGAGAAAGGACGAATTAGAATTTCAATCAAGTCAGCATTAGATAAACTCAATACACATTTACCAACAGAATTATTTGATAACACTTATCCAAATTTAGAAAACGAGCGAAAAATGCTAGTAATGGGTGAATGTTATTTAGTCAAACCAACCCTGGTAGATGCAACAACCAATAAATATTTTGTTTCTGATAATGTTCACAATATTGTCACAGTTTATGATCGTGGAAAAAGTGTCTTATTCACTCAAGTTACAAATGGCTTTACATTAAATCAGCAGCCTAATGGAAAAATATTAGTAGTTGCACAAGGCCACACGGATGGCGGCACTTATGAAAAATACATTGGCCAACACATAGCAAGACTATTAACTAACATTGATTTTGAAATAGTGCCAACTGATTTTGACGGTATCTATCCAACAATTGAAACATGCTGGAGCGGAACAAGCGAAACCGTTGGTGATGCTATCCGTGAATTAATAGACGGCTTAAACATGTATATGTATGTAGATGAAGAAGCCCGTTTAAGATTTGGTAAATTAGCACTACCAGTTTCACCAACAGATACATTGCAAGAGTTCGAAGTGCTTGGGGATATTAAAGCATTCAAAGATCGTGCGGCTACATTGTCATTAAACATGTCCAATAACCGTAATTTCAATCAATTTGAAGAAAGCGAAATAGTTTATACAGCACTAGAAGCAGACAAAGTTAATTTCCAGAAAAAATACAAAACAACAGCCATCGGAACAGGGCTAGATCCTTTCTACATTAAAAACAACGAATCACAAAAATCACAATCAACAGGCGGTATTGCAAATGCACAAACAATACTTGATGACAAAATAGCACTATATTCATCCCTTAGATATTTCTACGATTCAGCTTCAGCAAGAGGATACACAATGAACCAAGTAATAACAGTAACGCATAGTGAAAAGAACCTAGAAAATGGAAAAAATTTACTCGTGATTGGAAAAAATAAACATGCACTTACTAATAAAATAGAATATATATTGTGGGGTTAATATGACATTTAAACCATTTATTGGATTTGACAACGCTTTCGATGAAAACTCAACAGCATCAATCAGTGTTGCAAGCGGAGGAGGCACATTAACGAACAAAACAGATTTAAACAAAATAAAAAATAGAAGTTTGCAAGATAAGTATATATTTAATTTATCAGCCGCTGGCAATGTTGAAATTATCTTGACAGATTTAAATCATAATGTCGATTTTGGCCAATATCTTTGCTTAATGAATTTAGACTTTAGATTGTCGGCAAGTGTAACATTTGAATTTTACCTAAATGGAACGTTACAAACTCATGCAGTTGAGGTGTTAATTAAAAAAAATATATATATTGAATATGGAAATATAAGCGCACATAGATGTTATTATTTCATTTCGGAATTAAATTTTGATGAAGTTAGAATAACATTAAATGGCGTGAATGACCCTCTTACAGATTATAGCTTGGGAAATGTGTATATTGGAGGACTAGAATATTTATCAATTAAGCCAAACATGAAGATTACATCAATTGACAGATCAAAAACAGATGAAAGCAATGGTGGTCAAAAGTACGCACAAGAGGGTGTAATTAGTGAAGTTGTTAATGTAGAAACAAATCCTTTGCCTTCCTATGAAACATTTATTGAATCAGCGAGCATAAAATATATTAATCAAAAAGTAGGTACGTTTAAACCTGTTGTTTTCATACCGTCTTCCGATGAAGCAAGCACTCTATATTACGGTGCATTAACAAAGCCTATTGAATTTACACAAATTAAAGCAAAAGAAAAATCAACTGGTAACTGGCTATGGACTGCAAAATTCCAAATTGAAGAAGAGTTATAA